AAGGATACTCCCAATAAACGTTCTTCTTCTGTATTGTCTTTCCATACTTTCCTCAAGTATTTAAAATCTGTAAGGGTTGACTGTAGTGTTCCTAGAATAGTAGCCAGACGAACTTTACGTTTCAGGCTCTTGAGGTCATCACTCTCTCGCACAACCACTTCCGATAAATTGCAGAATTGATACGGACGTAGGATAATCTCTGAACATGGGTTAGTTCCCCACATGTGTCCTGTCTCGCGTCTACCATTCTTCGCAACTTGTTTGTCTGCCGCATCACGATTGAAGATGCCACGCTCACCAGACTTACTATCGTACAGAGCTAACCACTCACGCATGAATGTACCTATCTCTGGCTTGCCCTTGTAGGCAACAGAGTTATTAGATAGAGCGCGTTGTGGTTCGTTGTCCCACCATTGTCCTGCCTTGGCATGAGCCATCTGGTCATCGTTGAGGTTTGACAGACTGATTAAGGCTGACCTACGCACACCCCCAACAACCACAACCTCGCCTACTTTACACATAATGTCGTGACACTCGATAGGATATAGTCTCCTGCCCTTTGCCTTTGTAAACACCTCTATGCAGAACCTAAACAAGTCAACCAATGGTTGCGGTCCTGAGGCTCTACCGCCCATAATCTTTAGACGAGAACCTGCCTCCCTAACCTGAGACACATCCCACACAGGAACTTCCCCCGCATACAGTAGTGCAATCAACTCCTTGAAGGCTTTCGCCCAGCCGGGTTTACTGTCTGCCACCTGTATCACAGTATAGGAGTTACTGAAAGTATCACTAATTATCGGTAGCTTATCGACGTTCTCACGTTCTACGCTGAAGCCTACTCCTGTTCCACACATAAGTATATACATACACTCATCAAAAGAACGAGGACTATCAACAGGAATATAAGAACAATTATATCCACAAATGTTATCACGAGATAGTGCAGTCCCTGCTGTCATCATTGCCCTCATAGAAGGCATTACATCTAAATTAAGAATACCTTCTAGTATAGCTTCTCTGTCCTTCTGAGGCAATGTAAAATTATGTCTTGTGCTTGTATGCTCGTCCATAAAATCGACATAACGTTCTACTGTCTCGTTCCAATTCTCTCTACGTTGACTATCATCTATCCAACGAGCGTAACGGGACTTGTGTATAAACTGCTGATATGTGCTTGGTAACATGTTATTCATTTGGTTCTCTTCCTTTCAGTTGATTGATACGCATCTCTATATATCGTATTGCTTTCTTCAAATCTTGTACTTCATCCGTGTCATCTTTAGTTCCTGCACGCATAACATACTTTATAACGTTGCCCATCCAGAAGGATAGCTCGTTCTTCATTATAAACGATACGGGTTCAAACTCGTACTGCTCGTAATGTCTTGGGTTCTTAATAACATCAGGCTGTTGTTCTGCCTGTTCTAATCTACGTGTCATATAATCTTCATGTTTTTCTTGAGTCATTGTTCCTTACCAAAATCTACCTTTATTATATTGCCAGTTCTAGACAAGACCTTCTCTACAGCCTCATCCACCTCGTCATCATCTAACTCTATCTGCATATTATCTATTGCAGCCATAAACTTAGTACGCGCTACTCCCGCATCCCAGATAGTATCAAAGTGGTTCTCCATAAGTTCAATAATTCCTGACAGAATTACCATACCTGCAGGAACTTCTGGTTCACCATCACTAGATGAGTTCGTATCATATGCCGCCATAGTAAAGCTATCTGAATCATTATTATTAAGTATAAGATAATAACGTCCACCTAGAAGACTTGCAACCTCTAAGTTCCTATCCATTTCATCTATTGTCATTCTTGAACCACTCCTCTGGGATAGCACCCTCTGCCCAAGGAAATTCGTACTTGGTTGCCCACATACTATATGTAGTCTTGCTACCCCTATAAATTTTATTTTTAGCATTTAAGAAAACTATACGAATATCCAAGTCGGGGTACTGTTGCTTAATCAACAACATCTTAACCCTGTCTCCCTTATCGAAATGCCCCTTCGCTTCTATGTAAATGTCTTGGTCTACAAGATAGAAGTCAGGAGTATACACACGAGGCTTTGGTATGTATGGTAGTTTCTTCTTCTCATACTCAAACGCTATCTTCTGTTGTGATAAATTTTTTGCTATGTTTATCTCGAACATAGAACGGTACTTTGTATTTCTCATAATCCTTGAAGCGGAAACTCCTGCTTTATCCTCTCTAGCCTTCTTAATAGATACTGTTCTACTTTTGGGGTGTGTTTTTCTAAATTGTTTAGCTCGTCGCTTAATCGCAACGTCGGAAGACATATGGTTGCCCCTCTTCTTAGTTGATACATTATGACTTGTGATTCTTCTTCAATCTTCTTTATGTCCCGTGCTTCTGTGTCTGACACGAGATACCCAGACTTAGAGAAGTTGTTTTTTACTGTAAGGGGAAAGGAAGTTTGTAAACTCCTAACTTCAACAGTTGCAGGGTCGCCTCCCCTACTCTCGTGGCTCTCTACAAACACACACATCAACTGCGGGTTTAACTTCATAATCTTTATAGGGTATGTTTCGGTGAAGAGTACTGACACTATACTTTCCTTGTCTTAACTGTAGTGTACCATGCCATTGGGGGGAACTTAGCCTTAGACGTGACCTTAGGCAGATGTTCTGCATTCTTCCAACATATACTCTTGAATGAACAGAAGGTGCAAGTCTTAGGCATTAGTTTATTGCCTGTCTCAACTTTCTGTTTTGAGACGGTGTAAGTCTCGTCTGTAGGTGTGAAGGGTATCTTGAACCCTTTATCTTCTAACAGGCTACGTACGCGCTCCTTAGCGTCAGCAATATACTGTTTCCTGTCCTCTTCTTGGTCTTCAGGAGCTTCAGCAAAAGCCCACTCTCCTGACGACTTATTTATGGCTATCCACCCACCAAACGGCATACCCTGCGCTTCTGCATATAGGAAGCCCTGCATCATGTATCCAAAGGGGTCATCTTCTTTTATAACATCGTAGCCACCACGGTTGGCAAACTTGTTGTCATACGACCATGGGCTTGTAGACTTGATATCCCAAACCTTATCTACCCCATCATTCATAATGAGGTCTAGAGTACCCTTAACTACTGTGCCGTTTATGTCGAGTTCACACGCTCGTTGAGTATCCACAACTTTGACATCCGCAGACTTGAGAACAAACACAGCAACAGCTTCAATGAGGTCGCCCATGAGGAAACGCATGATGTCGTTATACCCCATCTCCTGCTTGTTACCCTGTTGCTCTAGCTTCTGCTGACATAGGGGACGACCAAGCCCCGACATACGTATTCGGTAGCCTTCTTTACGAGATAGTTGTTTTCTAAGAGACTCTTTGCAGTCCTCACCAAACTGCTCTATTAAATGCTCAAGACGAGAAGAGTCTACCTCTCCTCGCCCTGCACGTTTAAGAAAGTCCTGTACTTCAAACAGGGCTAACATTAGCCGAAGCGTTGTGCTAAATCAACGTCCTCATCTGTTGCTACAAGTTTAAGGGAGTCACGATGCTCCTGTAGTACCTTCTGATTAGAAGCAGACACACCATCATGGAAGCTCTGTAATAGTTCTTTAGCTTCAACGGTGAAGGGAACTTCCTTGACCAACTCTGGTTGTGGTATCCAGTAGGTCACACCACCATTCGCCATACGTTTGGTCTTCAACTCTATATAAGCAGTTGGCAAGGGTATCTTATTACCTAGCTTTTGATTTATAAAGTCGTTGATAGGTCTGAACCCTGAACGCTTGAAGTAGGATATAAATGGTAAGTCCTTCACAGGGGTCTTCTTACCTGAAGCGTTCTTAGCGTCGGGCATATCAACCTTACCATATAATATCACGTTGCACGTTACCGATTTACTCAGAAGCAATTGAGGGTCATCATCCGATAGCCCCTCCTCTTCTGAGCGTGTCAGTCGTCCACACTTCATCGTTCCCAGTTTGTCAGGAAACGCGTCAGACATCTTCTTACGCTGTACTGACTTACAAGAGAACGTGTTCTCCTCTGTGTCAAATACAGAGTACTCGTAAGTTCTCATCATTGGAACTATAAAGGCAGATTCGGCATACACCATTTCTGAGCCATTATACATTTTCCACGTACCACGTTTAAGGGTTTCCCCATTCTCCGTGTCTGCATCATAATTGATGCGAAGCGATGACAGCGCATCACTCTTTGATTCAGCCAATCCATCCTGCCCTAGCATGGCAATAAGACTAGCGTTATCGTCTCCTACATTAACGTCAAATTCATTAATTAAGTCTAGTTCTGTACCCATTTCTTTCTCCTTGGGTTGGTTGCGTAAAATCATTATACTTCTAACACGGCTTCTAAGTCAAGCCAGTTTTTACCCATCTTTAATTCAATGCCTATTGGCATGTCATACTCGTTACCATAACGACGAAGTGTCTCCTGTGGTAGGGAAAGCATTGCTTCAGCCATAATATCAATGCACTGCTGTTCTTCAGAAGGATAAACATCTATCACTATAGAGTCGTGAACTGTGTTGCAGATGAGAGATTTCATACCTGCATTTTTCATATCGTGGTACAACTTAACCAAGGCTATGGGCAACAGGTCAGCCGTGGCAAATCCCTGCACAGGATAATTACATATAGCAGTGCGATTAGTAGCAGTACCCCAATCTGTCCACTTGGAATCTGGAAAGGCATACACCCTACCCGACGGCAGAGTTATCTCCTTCTTGGTTACAGCATCCTTCTGTAAGTCCTTATGCCATTCTTTAACACCTGCATACTTCTCCTTGAATGCTCTGTAGTATCTCTGTTGGCTATCTGTTCCGCTAACTCCACCGTATAAGGGTTTGAAAGTATGGGCTTTTGCCTCTTGTCGGGTGCAGCCAATGATACTAGCAGTGTAGTTGTGAACATCTGTTCCTGCGTCAACGTCAAGTCGTATGTTGTCATCATTAGCTAAATATCCTGCAACCCTAAACTCTAGCTGTGCATAGTCACCCTCTAGGATTGACCCGCCCTCAAACCTACTCTCTATCGCCCTACGAATGGCGAACGTCGAACCCCGTGGCATGTTCTGAAAGTTAGGATTACGACTAGACAGCCTACCAGTAGCTGTGATGCATTGCATATACTCTGTATGTATAAAGCCCTTACTGTCGACATTGTTAAACATACCCTCTACGAATGAGCGTAGATATGTTCGCAGGGCAGAGTATCGTATGTAGCTCTGTGCAAACTCTTGGGCTTCTCCTCGTAGTGTTAGGGACACGTCTTCTAGGGTAGTCTTGTCTGTCTTGAAACCACCTGATGCTGTATCAAATACGTCCCGTGGCAGAACTTTGAACCCTGCCACCTCTTTAAGCTTCTTGTATCGGACACCCTTACCCTCGCAAAGCTTGCAGATACGAACAGCCTTCCCCAGACTACCATCCTTCTTGAGAGGAGAGTAACGTCCTGTACCTTTACAGGCAGGACACTGAGAACCCTCTGTCTTATAGACTACATCTGTGTGTCGTATGACATGGTGCTTAAACTCTGTGCGCGTCATGCGCTTACGTAGTTTTGGTTTCTTAGTAGCCCCGCGAAACTCGTGACCAAGATTGAAGAGGATAGCCCACTGCTTCTTGTCATGCACCCTACAGGAGTACAAGAGCATAGACCTATCATCAGGACTATCCAAGTTGACAGGAGTATCACCCATAGCATTCCGTGCCAGTTCATTAAGCCTACGTTCAAGGACGAACATCTCCTGCTCGTACTCCTCTTTAATCTGTAGTAGGGTATCTGTGTTTATCTTAATACCGTTCTGCTCTATGTGAGCCAGAACATCCGTCATCTCAAACGACAAGCGTAGTGTGGGTATCAGGTTCATTATATATCTCCTCAAACGATGAGCCAAAGGCTTTGAGTTGTTCGATGGCTACCTGCTCTGTAGCCAGTACGTCAGCTATACCATATTCTACTATCGTGTCCCACGGTATATCATAGAAAGTCTTGCCCTCCTTGAAGTAGGGAGTAATGAGGTCTTTCTCCTTCTGCACTCCACCATACTTCTCTGCAACAGAAGCAAGCGACAAAGCCCAACGTCTTGCCTTCGATAGAATATATTCTGAAACCATCGTATCATAAACTTTCCCTTCATATTTAAAATTAGACTCACGTATCCACGACAGGTCAAACTTGATGTTGTGTCCTATCACAATGTCAGCACGGTCTAGCTCTGATTGAAACCTGTCGAACGCATCGGGTGTTGGTTCTTCTGTACTGTGGTAGTAACAGTCGTAGGTTACGTCTTCCTCGTCCAACCACTTGTATCCTATTGCCACGAGCATATTGCCAAAGTAGGGCAGGGGAGTAGTAGAACCGTTAGACTTCTCCTTGTGGGTAGTCTCTACATCAAAAGTGAGGATGTTAGTCATGCTCCCCCCCGTTGCCCCTGCCTAGCCCACCAAAGTATTGAGGTCTGCGCTTTGCTGTCTCGAATGTTCCAACAGTGATGAATATCCCTGCAAGTATTAGAGCATGTATGATAGCACTAACACCGAAGGCAAGAACTGAGCCTAGATACATACTGAATATGATGCACCACATCCAAGCCAAGACTTGCATTATCATGTGTCGAGTATTCACGTCAGGTACGTTAGACAGCGGGTTCTTGGTGCTGTCCATGATGTTTCTATATATTCCTAGCATGAGCAAATTGCCTTCCTCAAAAGTTCTACAACAACTACGTAAGCCCCACAAGCAAATACAAACATGATAAGAAAACGCAACACATTGTCCATGCTGGGGTCTTGCATCTCATCCTTGTTCATCCAGAAGGTAAGTATCTTAATAAGCATCAGTAGTATACCCCCGTGTTTATATCGATATGACTGGTAAACATTCCGTGCCACCCATTGAGTTTGTTCTTGGATATGCAGATATGCCTTGCGGTGTTCTCCTCATCAGAACCCCCCGTCTTACCAATACCTATGATGACATCCGCTTCTCCTGCCTTACCAGTTCTCGAACCATCTAGCATGGCATAGTCAATAAATTGACGGTCGTGAGCATCGTGACTTGCCTGAGAGACAGACCAGAGTAGTAGCTTATTACGCTTGGCTATCTCACGAGCCACGACATACGTTTCCTTCAAGCGTTCATCTCCTCTGTTAAATTCACCGTCTATCTTAAATTTGTCTAACTGGTCACAGAACATAACATCAGGTTCGTTCAGTTGAGCATAATCATTTAGTTCAGACATAGACGTACCTACTGATTCCATAATGGTCAAGAAAGGTTTTATTCTCTCTTTGTATACTGGATGTAGTTCGGGCATCTCTTCATCCATTTCCTTGTTAGTCTTTTGAAAGAAGGATTGTATGATACGCACTTTTATCTTCTTTGCAGGTTCTTCGTTAGCCCAATAGACAACATGCTTGCCTTGTTTGATATAGCTAGAAGCTAGGAAGGAACAGAACGTTGTCTTGCCTACCTCAGGTCTAGCAAAGATGATACCTAAATTACCCCTATCCATACCCTTCAACTTCTCGTTTAACAATTCCCAATCGAAAGGGAAGTCAGGGTCAGCTACTGATTCTCTTATCAAGTCTGCAAAATCTGTTGTCTCTTCTGTGTAGGTAGTCTTATCAGACATCCTACCATCCTCTACCATATCAATCAGGGTCTTCAGTTCCCCGAAGTGTTCGGACTCACCAGTGAAGATTGCTATAGCCTTCTCACCTATCTGCCTAGCCTTATCTCTAACCCAGAAGTTCCTAACCACATCCATCTCCAACTCCATGTTAGGAGACATCTCTGTAGGTATCGAATCTATAGTGTCATATATTTCTTGTATTGCACTGCTTGGCATAGCAGGGTTACGGTCATATACCACCGCTGATATTTGTCGAGGATGCATATCCTGTTCGTACTTCTTGTGTGCGTAACCAATGCAATCAAATATTGTTACATCCCTACCCGTAAACATGTCCTTGGTGACTATGTTCTTTACCTTCTGGTAGAACTCGTAATTGAGTAGGTAGCCTAGTACCTGTTTCTCAATCGTAACTTGCGAGTACTCTTTCTCTTGTGTCATCACTCATATCCTTCAAATCCTGATTTAAAATCATCATCTTTGTCGTTACGACATCTTGTAATTTAATTACAATATCTAGTGCCTTCTTTGTAGCATCCTTATCAAGAGCTACATAGAGCTTTTTATATCTGCGTAGGATAGGTATGTAGCTATCCAGTAGGCTTGTACCTAGTAGTGCTATTCCTGTAAAACTACATGAAACACTACAAGCACTAGCACAATCTTCAACAATAATCCCCACGCGTCCGCTACCGCAAACGAAAGGATGACCACTTCTTCCATATCTCCACCACTTCGGTTTTTCATCTGTTAAACTTCTACCAACTGCATCAACAACCCTATTGCCATCCTTAATCAGGTACACCACACGGTTACGTTTGAAATCAAATCGTAGGTCTACCCAACCACTATTGTAGGCTTTGGATACGTTGACACTCCTAATATAACTGAAAGCCTTCTCACTACGAGATATAGGGACAAACGTGTCAGGCTCTTCAAACACAAGACTACGTTCTGCTCTTACTGGAGAATGTACTCTTAATGGAAGAGAGGATGTGTTATCTATAGTTAGTCTTAGTTTAGTCCGTCCCTTAGCAGTACACTGTGCATGGAAACAGTTGAACAATCTCTGCCCATTCTGTTCCGCTACACTAAACGTGTTCTTCCTATGGCAGAGTGGACAGTCCATACGAACTGTACCATTCGGCTGAAGGGGCAAATCTGTCACATAGTTTTTAATCCAATCAGTCATGCTATAAGATGTATAGGTTACAAAAACATCTGTCAACAAATCTTTTCGCTTGACGAATCATTTTTCTGTATCTATAATCGCGTATACCCTGCAGGGCAAACCCCCAACGAGGCAAACATGGCAAGACCGAACAAGATAGAAGAAGAAACTAAGTCGTACAATCTATTGATGACACAAGCACAATGGGACAAATTATCCTACATGGCAAATGAACAACAGAAGACAAGCATGGAACAGGTAAGTGTTGCTGACCTTATTCGTGAGGCTATAGACTTAACCATAGAAATATATGAGGAAGACAATGAACAAGCGTGAAACTAAGACCGAAGTTGTACAAAGACCTTACGACAAGCTCTGGCTAGTCAACGCAAGAGTATCGTCTGCTAGGATAGGCTTGACAAATAAAGAACGCGTTAAGAATGGAACAGCAGTTGACCTTCTAACTTGGGCAACTATTCATGTGACAAATTCTGAACGTGAAGCAAAAAAATGGCTTGACACTAATAAAGATAAGGTGATACTCTTAGGGATACCATACGAAGTTTCTGCGTAGTATCTATAGTATGGTGTTTTCCTTTCCTTAAAAGGGGTTATCTTCGGGTAGCCCCTTTTTTGTTTGACAGGCATATACATTAGGTGTACAGCTATTGTATTGAAAGGAGTTACCATGATAAAAAGAATACACGTTAATCAGCACGTCATTCGTTCCAACAAGAAGAATGATAAGCGAGAACCAGTAATTACAGTTAAGGCGGGTAAGCAGAATATCTATTGTGATAGGGTGCTAGTCGATGGCTTGACTGAGGTAGTCTATAGTCCTGATAAGCCACTATCATGTGGTGCTAAAGTCTGGATAGAGACTAATGATGTAGTAGAGTGTTGGGATAGGGTCGAGGGTGAGGTTCTATCCAATGATGAGGATTATATCAACAGGAGGGTACTAGCATGAGTCACCCAGTAAATGATGAAATAAAAGAGAACTTGTACGAAGAAGCAATAGAAGAAGTGGCTGATGCATTCCCCAGTTTACCTAGTGGACTTGCGGGAGATATAGCTATGATGATAGCAAAGGATAGGTGGCATAACATAGACGAGGAACAGTCGGGCTATAGTCCTATAAACAAACATAAAGCTTTGAAAGCATTTAAAGATGGGGTATCAGATGCTTGCTTATCTGGCACAAGAGATGACGAACAATCACACTATTACTACAAGTTAGGCTACGATTTTGGTATAACACTATACTGTAATATGACAATGGAGAGTGACGATGAATGAGTATGTAGAAGACATAATGCAAAAGCGAGAGAAGTGGTTTCAAGAATACTATGGACAACTTGAGGGGTATACTATAAGCAAGTTCGACGGTATGAAGGATACTGACGGTGTAGGTGAGGATGGGTTTGCTAGTTTCATACTACACAAAGCGGGACATCAAACATTGCGTGTAGAAGTGTCTAAGGATGAGGAAGGCAATGGTGGTGGTTTTATGTTCGTATCAGAATACAAGCTAGGTAAGGAGATATCAGATGAGAGTGCTTAGTCTATTTGATGGTATGGGTTGCACTCGCATTGCTCTAGATAGAGCAGGTATTCCTGTGACAAAATACTACGCTAGTGAGATAGACAAGTATGCTATCAAAGTAGCACAAGCGAACTATCCCGATATTGTACAAGTGGGCGATGTATGTAACTTGCATACTGAGGACGGTTGGTTACATACTGACTATCCAGAAGATGACCCACGAGCAGTAGAGATTGATTTACTTGTTGGGGGGTCACCATGCCAAGGCTTTAGCTTTGCGGGTAAGCAACTAAACTTCGACGACCCACGCAGTAAGTTGTTCTGGGAATATGTAAGATTACTAAAAGAACTCAAGCCAACTTATTTCCTACTTGAGAACGTCAAGATGAAACAGCAGTATCAAGACATAATATCTGACGCACTAGGGGTGAAGCCAGTAGAGATAAACAGTTCTCTTGTATCGCCTCAATGTCGCAAGCGTTTGTACTGGACGAACATTCCAGACGTGACAAAACCAGACGATAAAGAGTTAGTCCTCAAGGATATAATAGAGGATGGGTTTGTAGATAGGGACAAAGCACATTGCCTAGATGCTAATTACTGGAAGGGTGGCA